ATGGTTCTCCAGGTATTCGTTCTCACTTTGAAGGATACGATCCTTGGACTGAGGAAGCTCAAGGTAAAGTATCTGATAAGGATGTAGTGGAAAGTATAATACAATTCTTTTCTAAAGATGTCAATAGAAGACCTATATTTAGACAAGAAGCAGGATATCTCGAAACGATTATATTTACAGGAATGGAAAAGAATCCAGTTCGTGCTAAATTTGATACAGGTAACAGTGCAAAGGCAAGTATGTTACACGTTGATAAATTAGAAGTAAAAGGTAAAAAGGTATTTTGGGAAAAGAACGGATACAAGTTTGAAGGAAAGGTGTTATATATCTCAAGACCAACTCGAGGTCAGAAAGCATTTGATGAAAGACCTGTTATAGAACATGAAATATATTTCAACAATAAGAAACATATTGCAGAGATTGCATTATCATTAAAAGATACTGCCTCAGAGATGTTAGTGAATCGCAAACTAATGACAAAGTTCAAAGTAGCGGTTAATCCTAACAGAAGATTTATACTGAGTAATAAAACAGAACGTAACGATAAGAGTGATCACTAATGGAAAGATATAATAATTGGCTTGAAGCTAACAGGATTACTAAACGCCTTAAAAAACGCGGTGTTGACTTAGATAAAAGAGCTAAGGATAGAAAGGCTGAATACGACAGATTAAAGAAGCAGTATGCTAAAGAAGATTCTGCTTTAGAAGAAGCTGGAATAAAGAAAGGATCTGAAGTTAAATTCAAACCAAAGTTTGCCGAATCACCAGCAGAAGCAAAGCTTGTTTTTATTGTAATGGATCTACGTGGTCCTAGAGTTCTAATTGCTCCAAAAGAATGGAAGAGTGGTATTGCACCAACTGAGTCTGTTCCAATGAATACTATAGAGTTAGCCAAATGAAAACATTTAAATCTTGGGAAACAGATAAGTTTGGTTTATACGAAGGTGTAACAGTTCCTTTAGAACAACCAATGATTGAAGCAGAAGAACCAGAGTTGAATAAACCAAAAAGGTCAAGTGGAAATAAAAAGTATGTTGTTTACGTTAGGAACCCTGATACCGGAAATATTAAAAAGATTGAGTTCGGCGACGAAAAAGGTGGTCTTACGTCTAAAATCAATGATAGAGAAGCTGCAAAGAACTTTGCTTCCAGACACAATTGTGATACTAAAACAGATAAACAGTCTGCAGGATATTGGTCGTGTAGACTTCCAAAGTATGCTGCTGAATTGGGACTCAAAGGTGGCGGTTCGTATTTCTGGTAAACCATATACTGATGATGGCGAGATAAGAACATTTGACGTAGAACAGAAACAAGAAGAATATGTTTGGCATAGAGATAGAGAAGACCGACATATTGAAGTAATAGAAGGCGCAGGGTGGAGATTTCAACCACAAGACTGTTTGCCATTCTTATTACAGGCTGGTTTAGAGTTTGATATTAAAAAGAACGAATACCACAGATTAATCAAAGGCGAATCTAATTTAAAGATTAAGATAACCAGATTGTTATAAATAAACATAGAGACTAAATAAATTAAACGGGAGTCCATAATGAATTGGAAAACAATAATAGAAAGTAAGATCGAAGCTCAAGTAATGAGTCGTTTAAAAAACGAAGAAGACTCCGAGTATCAGAAATTCTTTCAAACAGTATTAAAGAAATTTAAAGTCGATTCACCAGCTGATCTTGACGATGCAGGCAAGAAGAAGTTCTTTGACTATATCGATGCAAATTGGGAAGGCGAAGACGAAAAAGCTGAGGAAGTTGAAGAAGGCGTTAAAGACCTTAAGAACTTCAAAGATCGTAACCGTCGTGCAGAAGCAATGATGAGTTTTGAAATTACGAAAGGTAACACAAGTAATAAGTATGATGATGATTTTGGATTTAGTCAATCAGAAATGGATATAATGGATAAGCTAATTAGCAAAATCCGCGATATGCATATATCTAGTTTTGACGGCGGAGATACTGGTCCTGCTTCATTAGAATTTTATGGTAAAAAAGATTCGCTATCAAAATTCATGAAAGACTCAGCAGTTAAAAAGCTTTGTGCAAAATACAAATGCAAAATCGTTGGTCCAAAATAGACCGGCATTTAGAAAATAAATTAGAGGCCTCTTATCGAGGGATTTAATAGTTATATATTATAGGAGTAAATAATGAATATATACAAATGGATAAAGCAACTTTTTGCTAAACCTGAAGCGTTAACATTGTTAGATGCAGCACCAGTTAAAAAAATTGGTAAAGCTGAACTAACTAAAATGACTAAAGCTCAGTTGGAAGAAAAAGGTCGCGAACTTGGTATTGAGCTTGATAAAAGGCAAAAGAAATCTGAACTAGTTAATCAGGTTCTGAAATCATTAAAATAAAAAATTAGGAGAAGAACAATGGCTTTATGGGGAAAAACAGACGCAGCAGGGTCGGTGCCTAAGCATCTTTCAGCAGCGTCAGGTAATACAAACAAATCGAACGACAAAGATAACGCAGTATTTGTCGACTTAACAGAAGCAGGTCAAGCTGCTAACCGTGCAAAAGGATTGAAGACTCCGGGTTGGAATCTTTATAACACGTATCAAACGCAAAACGGCGATACTCGTCATATTACTGAATCTTTAGTTCCGATGAGAGTATCGGCTACAGATGCAGGCGATCTTGGTGTTGGTGGAGCTGGTGATGATGCAATCGTATTGGATAGAACCATTACAATTGGTACTCAGCCTCTACAATCTGCTGCTACCGTTGATATTGCTGGATCTGCTGCAATGACCTTAGTTGTCGCTGCTACTGCCGTACCTGCTCAAGCAGTTACATTCCAATGGCAATATAAAGTAGGCGCTGCTAACTTCGTTAACGTAGCATTGTCCTCAACTGCAGCAACTCTAGAAATTGCTTCTACAGAAACTGCTGAGTACGTTGCTGGTAACTTGTTCAGATGTGTTGTTAGTACCGCAGGTGCTGTTGACGCAATCTCTGATAGCGTTACGTTGACTCAATCTGCTTAATAACAGAAACTTTATATTATGATATTGACAGAGTCAACCTTTCTACTTTATGCTATGAAACACTATGACAATCCTCAGTGTACTGAGATGTCAGAGTTCGAAGAAGATATTAAGAGATTTCAGTATCTCCGTAAACTCTTCAGTAGATATAGACAAGATAACGAGTTGAAGGAAAGGTTGATTTTGAACCATCTCATTGTTATATACAATGTGTTTGGTCCGCAGGCGACGAATATGCTTTTCATGCGATTACATGAATACCACGAATACTTAAAACCATTCGTGGAGTATTTGAACTTTATGCCTGAACTGTTAGTATACGACGATAACACAATGGGTAAACATTCGATTGATGGTAACACATTTATCGAAAATAGACTCAAGGAAATTTAAATGGTAGTTGATCTATTTTTAGTATACTCGCTAATCCGAAAGTTGGTAACTCCTTTCATTAAGTGGGATGCATATAAGGAAGGTATTATCGACGAGAAAGGCACAGTCCTAATCTCTAGAAAAGACTTTACCAAAAATTCTCAGAAATCTGCGTTTGGCGTATTTGACCAAATGATATTGAATCTGAAAAAGCTATTAGGTAAACTTCCAGGTGGTCAAACTAAACTTGCTTCTTACGCAGCAGCCTTATGGTTAATACGCGAAGAGCAACGATTAGAAGCAACTGATCTAATTACTGAATCGGCTATCGAGGAAGACATTGAGTCAGCCCTCGAGAGGTTTATTGCTGAGAACGGTAATATCATTGCAGAAGCTGCTAAGAAAGATATAGATGAAGAACCAACAAACAATGTTGGGGGTGGTAATATCGCAGGTGCTGGTATTGGTCCTGATGGAGAGCCAGGCGTTTCTGGAAAAACCAAAAAGAAACATAAAAAGCGTATGCGTGATATCATGGGTACTATTAAAATGGAAGACGCAGTTGCTGCAGCTAATCTAAAAGCAAGGCAAGCTTCCGAAGCTGAACGTTTAAAAGACGAAGGCGAAAAAGCAAAACAACGTATGGCATTGAAACATGCCGCTGAGAACGAAAGACAGAAGAACGCCGATACTACTGAGAAAGAAAAGCAATCCCGACAGCAAGCTAGAGAGAAAGAAAAAGCTGCTGCTAAAGCTAAGATGGGATCAAGTGCCGGATAATTTACATTACATCATTGGAGAAATAAGATGTTTGGTTTAGGAAAAGATACAGAGTTAGATCGCGACGCGGTCTTTCAGCAATTGAAGATTGACGAGGGTGTTGTATATGAAGTTTATAAAGACCATCTTGGTTACCCTACGTTTGGAGTGGGACATTTGGTACTCGAGTCGGACCCTGAGTTCGGCCTTGAAGAAGGATCCCCAATATCTGAATCGAGAGTCAAAGAATGTTTCGACCATGATCTCGAACTTGCAGTCAGCGAATGTGACCACCTATACAAAGAAGGCGTCTTTAGAGACCTACCGGACGAAGTCCAACAGATCTTGGTTAATATGATGTTTAACATGGGTAGAACACGTTTAAGCAAGTTTAAGAAAATGCATGCTGCAATTATCGAAGGTGATTGGGCAGAAGCCGCTATTGAGGGTAGAGATTCTCAATGGCACAAACAAGTTACTAACAGAGCCGAGAGATTAATGGTTCGGTTAGAATCAGTATAAATACTATTACAATATATAACATGGAGAACTATTATGCCAGTAAATGACATTATTCAACACGCAATGGACAACAATCCATTAAAACTAAAGCAATCATTCGACGATGATATGACAGCTCGAGTACGTACTGCGTTAAATACAAAGTACAACGATATGACTGCTGAAGCACCTGCAGTTGCAGATCTTGATGCGCACTTTAATGACGCGCCTGATCATACAAGAAACGAGCCTGCTATTACGTTACCCGAAGAAACAGTAGCAGTTGAGGAAGAGTCCTCGGAGGACTAATGTTTAATCAACTGTTCATTGGAATTATATTGGTTCTCAGTTTAGGTGGCTATTGGCTCTATTCTGAGAATCAAACCCTCAAGGCAAATTCTATTAAACTTGAAGCGGCAGTAGCTGAACAAGAAGCTGCTATTGCGGCTATTCAAGAATCTTTTAAGAAGCAGACTGAATCTCTACAGAATATGACTCGTGCTAATCAACAAATAGAAGCAGAGAGAGATCAATACCTTGCTGTGTTTCAAAGACATAACGTAAATAAACTCGCTGTTGCTAAACCTGGGCTTATAGAGAAAACGTTTAACAAAGGAACAGCAAAAGTATTTGAGGATATTGAGAATGATAGTAAAACCATTTCTGATCTCAGCAGCCCTAGTATTCCTGAGTAGTTGTTCGCTTCTCGGTACTAAGAATATTGAGATCGTATCAAAACCGGTTGAGATTGAAATCATTCAGCCGACCCTCCCACGACCTATTGATCTTCAAGATCCAAAATGGTACGTCGTATCCGAAGCTGTTATAACTAATCCTTGTATAAAAGTAGAAGGCAAAAGACTAAAGGATTGTTCTCTCGAGCAACGCGAGAATCCTGACTGGCCTGTTGGCTATACTTACCTTGATAGATTTATTGAGGACATGCGAAAAGTAAATGGTGGTGATGTAGTGTTTGTAGCAATGACTATTGGAGATTATGAGATGATGTCTTCTAATGTTCAAGAACTCAGGAGATACATTCGAGAGTTAGGTGAAGTGATTGTATACTATCGTAATGTAACTATTAAGGGCGAACCTGCAGCCGCAGTACAAATAAAAACCCCCAGTGGTGAATAATAACTATTCTAATTTATTTGTCATTAATTGGTAACAATCAGTAGTGAATAAATTTTCTATTCTTATAAATATCCATTGACATAACACGACAATCCTGTTATAATAAATCTATTAAGGAACGCCACAGATGCCTGAAGACCTCAACGCATTAAAGACTGATATTGCTTTGATAAAAAGCGATGTTAAACAAATCGGAAGATTTTTCGATAAAGTAGACAAGTCAGTCTCTTGCATGGCAGAGATCCAACAGTCACTGGCTGTTCAGAAGCAGATCATTGAAAATTTTGATGATAAGCTGGCTACCGTTGAAGATCGGGTGGAAGATAACAAAATTCTCGACGAAAAACGATCTGCTGTATTAGGTGATAGAATGGAAACATACCGAGTTTCGTCAAGGGAAGATCATCAACGTATACATGATCAGAACAGAGCTAATCGTAAAGAACGTAACGATGAAATCTTAGCCGAGATGGCTAAACTCAGCGATATTCTTGATAGACGTATTACTCAAATAGAGAATAAGCTTGGTGGTGTTGAAAGATGGAAATTCTATATGATGGGTATATCAGCTGCGCTTGTCTTTATCATATCAAAGCTAGACATTAAATCATTTATTGGTTGACATCCTCTCTAGTTTGTTGTATAATGGTACTATAAATATATAATTGAGATTTATAATATGATTGACTTTGTGGATATACAGTATGCTCAGCATTTGTCGGGGCGATTGGATAGATTCCGTATACGCGGCACAAACCCATATAAGATAAACTTCCGTTGCCCAATTTGTGGCGATTCCCAAAAGAACAAATCTAAAGCTCGAGGATGGCTTCTCGAGAGAGATAATAGTCTGTTCTTTTATTGTCATAACTGTGGTGAGAGTCATAACTTTGGAAACTTTCTTAGAACAATAGATCCAATGGCATATAATAATTATGTCGCTGATAAATTTGTTGGACATGCAAATAACGCGCCAAAGGCCGCTGTATCAACTCTAGAGAGTACTAAATTTGAACAGCCAAAGTTTTCGACCGCAAGTCCTCTAAAAAAATTAAAAAAAATCAGCCAGCTTAATCATGATCACAGTGTAAAGAAATATATAGATAAAAGGTCTATTCCTTCTAAGCATCATTATAGAATGTATTACGCTCCACAATTCATGTCGTGGATTAATACCATTGTTCCAAATAAGTTTGAGAACATAAAGAAAGATGAAGGCAGGTTGGTTATTCCGTTTTTTAATTCAGACGGTAAAATGTTTGGTGTATCGGCTAGGAGTATGGATCCTAATGCCTATCTACGATATATCACAATAATGTTTGATGAAGTACCAAAAATATTTGGATTGGACAAAGTAGTCTTTAACGAAAAGTATTATGTAGTTGAAGGCGCATTGGATAGTATGTTTTTATCTAATGCAGTTGCTATGGCCGGTGCAGATGGTGGAACTGCCGCGCTTAAATGCGTGGAAAATGCAGTCTTCGTCTTTGATGCAGAACCTCGCAATCGTGAGATTCATAAACGCATGGAAAAGATTATTAATGCAGGTCATAGTATTGTAATATGGCCACATGATATCCCAGGTAAGGATATTAACGAAATGGTTCTCAGCGGCAAGATTAGTTGCGTTGAGAGTTTAATGAGAACAATTACCTATAAAGGGTTAGACGCTAAAATGAAATTTCAACAGTGGAGAAGAACATAGATTATGAAAGTAAAGTTGTTAAGTTATAG